CTGCGAAGGTAGAATAGCTAGCAGTTGAGTAGCCGACATCGCCCGGATCACTGGCATCTGCCACACCAGCTTTCAGAATAACATTTCCGTAAGAACTACCATTCGGACTGTCGTCAAGATTAGCTTCATCAAGGTATAAAATAAGATTGTTGGTCGCGTCCGCAACATAAACCTGTATGACCGCGCCAGCATATGTTGCGTTGCCGTCTGTGCTTGATTTAATACGGATGGCCGTAACAACATCAGTGCCAAACGTGCTGTTACCGATAACTTGCAGACCTTCGTCTTGCCCGAAGATAGACTGAGCGTAGAACGTCAGTGCCTGATGTCTGCTTGATGTTACATCTGCCAAAGAAAACTTAGCGTGGAACCT